TAGAATGGCCTCTTCAGTTTCAGAAGTAAAGTAGACATTCTTAGTTTTTGGTTTTCTTATTCTTGGAGTACCTTTTATGGTAAGACCCATATCCGGTTCAGGTTCGACCATTAATTCTTCTGGCATAATTTATTTTCTCCCCGTAAATTGTTGAACTCGTAATTGAATTGCTTTGATGTTTTCAAAAAGCTGTAATAGCTCAGGGTCAGATTGTACCCACATTGTCATATCTATTTTATTTACTAGACCGTTGAAATCGTCCAATAAAGATAGGGTATCGTTTACAAAACCGCTTTGATTGATCACTATCTCTTCAAGGCGTTTGTTTTTTCTATAAAGATTATATACTACTGCCCCTAAAATTGTAGCTGTCCATAAGATTATGGCTATTGTTGATGTTAACATGATATTAAATTTGTGTTTCTACTCTCGAAGCCATTAAATCGGCTTGATGTAGTATGTAAGGTAAATTAGATTTTATTTCAGAGTCAGCGCTATAAGTAATGTAATAAGACTTATTGGCTTCTTCGTAAAGGCCATCGTGTAACTTAATTGCCAAGAACTCATTTTCACTAACGCTAATGTTTGCTTGCTGTAAATAGAATAAACTACGATCAGCAATTCTCATGTGAGTAATACGGTTATTGTATTTAAAGTGTGCTCCTTGCTTTTCTACGTGCCAAGAAGAATCATTAGGAATATAGAAAGGCTCTTCATTAGTGCCCAACTTACCAAGGTCATGATTAATTGCAGAGAATACTAGTTCTTCAATGGAGTAATCTTTCTTCTGACCAAAGCGCTCCCACACTTTATCCATAACTAAAGAGGCTTCAACTACTCTATTAATGTGCTCAACGTATCCGCCTGGAAAACAGTTGTGATGCGATAATTTAGTAGACGCTGGACTAATTGCTAGGGTAACTTCTCTGCCCTTATAGAATTCCAGTAAAGAATCCTTTCTATCAGAGGTAATGTACTTATCAATATATCCATAAAACTTTTGTAAGTTCTCTAGGATCTGTTCTTCTGTTAATTTCTTCATAACTTTTATTTTAATTAAGATTCTTGTTCAGTATTGATTAAGTGCTGGATCTCGTCAATCTTAGCTCTCATCATATCTAAAGTGTTTTTTAATTCTAGCGCAGGTCTCAATTGAGAAATGGCCGTGTTTTGATAAGCGAGCATCATAATCAACTCGTTTAATTTTTTGGTAACTAATTCTTTGTATCTCATATTGTTAATATAATACTTTTTTAATTACAAATAACATATTATCTATCGAGTGACATGCTATCTTATATATTCCGTTACTATCTACTGGCTTTTCGCCTAAGTCACTATGCTTAGAAGTTTGGTATATTGCATAGGTTTTAGAATCTGTTTCTAACATTGCCATGGGATATTCATCGCAGCTTGTAATAGCTTCTATCTTATCGCAAGACTTGGCGTCTTCTTCGCATACGGAATCTGTGAATTGAACTTTCTCATTATTTAGATTCTTTTTAAAACTAGCGCAGTGCGGGCACGTTTTAAGTGTAAAAACTTTAAGCTTGTATTTCATCATCGTCTTCTATTTTATTAAAATCAGGGTCCAAATTCTTCATGGTCTCAATCCAGAATAACTTTTGTTCATTACTCATTTGATCAAATTGCATACTAAGGTATATGTACAACCCCTGTAGCTCTTGCTCTGTTAGCTGTCTATTTTCCCCCTGTATCTCTAGTAGTTTTGATATATCCATCTGTCTGCTGTTGTTTTCCCCCTGTAGTAGAAGGTTTTAAAAATAATTATTTTACCGGACAAAAAAAAATCTAAGTTTTCTGTAGTGTATTCCATAATTAAATATAAACATTTATTTTCACATTAAAAAATATTTTTTTCTTTAAGTTATTTTTGTTATATTAGATTAATGGAGAACGAACAATTGGTTTTAGGTCTTTTAGAATCGGTGCTTGGAAAGGGAAAACCCGACAAGAACAAGAAAGATCACGCGTTTCATTGCCCTATTTGCAATCACAAGAAACCAAAGTTGATCGTTAACATTTTTACCGGCCAATACAACTGTTGGACCTGCCACCCGGCTACAAAAGGCAAAACTCCCGTTTCTTTATTTAAAAAATTAGGAGTAGAGAAAGAGAGAATGGTTGAGATGAAAGGCTACTTCAAAGACGATAGTACTAAGATAGAAGACACGGAAACTACACGCGTATTTTTGCCAAAAGAATTTATTTCTATGACAGAAAACGATAAATCTTTGGAGTATCGTCGCGCCACTGTTTATCTAAAAAATAGGGGTATCAACGAATCCGATGTAAGAAAGTACAATATTGGATATTGCAAAGAAGGTCGCTATAGAAACAGAGTTATTGTGCCTTCTTATGATAAGAATGGTCAAGTAAATTATTTTATTGCTAGATCTTTCGAAAAGGAACCGTATCAAAAGTACGACGCACCATCGGTAAACAAAACAGAAATCATAGGACTAGAATATCATATTAACTGGACAGTACCGGTTATACTTTGCGAAGGCATATTCGACGCAATCGCTATCAAAAGAAATGTTGTTCCTCTATTCGGTAAGAGCATTACAAAGGCACTGATGTTGAAACTTGTGGAATCTCAAGTAAAAACAGTATATTTGGCACTTGATAAGGACGCACTCAAAGAAGCGCTTACTTACTCTGAACAGTTGATTAATCTTGGAAAAGAAGTTTACTTAATAGAATTAGAAGGTAAAGATCCTTCAGATCTAGGATTTACGAGCATGACAGAATTATTACAAAAAGCAAAACCATTGACATTCGGAGAATTAATGCTCAGAAGAATGAAAATGAACTAAAAAGATGACAAAATATTTCGACAACGTAGAGAGCCTTTCTAGGATCTTTCATATATCAGACATACACATACGAAACTTTAAGAGACACGACGAGTACAGACGAGTCTTCTCTAAACTTACCAATTACGTTGCGAACAGTTTCGACAAACAAAGCCTGATCTGTCTGACGGGCGACATAGTACACGCGAAGACCGATGTCACTCCAGAACTTGTAAACGAGGTTCAAACATTTCTAAAAAACTTGGCAGACATCGGTCCCGTGTTACTTATTCCTGGTAATCACGATGCTAATCTAAACAATGCACAAAGAATGGATGCGTTAACTCCAATCGTAAATGCATTGGATCATCCTAACTTACTCTACATTAAAGAGACCGAGGCATTCAAAATTGGAGATAGAACATTTGCCCATTGGTCTGTATTCGACGATTGCGAGAATTTTATTAAAGCCGATCAAATAGAAGAAGAGTACAAGATTGCTTTGTACCATGGACCAGTAAATGGCACTACTACTGAAGGTGGATTTGGACTATTCAATAACGACGTTGAAGTAGAAAACTTTGATGGGTTCGATATTGTTTTGTTGGGAGATATCCACAAGACACAATTCTTAAACGAAGAGAAAACTATTGGATATCCCGGTTCCTTGATTCAACAAAATCACGCTGAGTCTTTGGATCACGGCCTATTTGTTTGGGATTTGGACAAAAAACAAGCCGAATACGTTAAAATAGACAACGACACGGCTTTCTATACCATCGAAGTAGAGAATGCTATTTACAATCCATTACCAGACTCTTTGCCTCAAAATCTTTATCTAAGAGTAAAATATAAGAACACTAATCAGTCTGAAATAAAGAGCATTATTGCTGATATTAAACAGCAAAAGAATGTTATTGAAGTTTCTATGCAAAAGATAAAAGACTTCACCAACTCTTCCAACGATAATAGAAAACTTAACGTTCACGATGTTAGGGACATAGAATATCAAAATACAATATTAGCGCAATTTCTTAAGGACAAGCTCGATTTAGACGACCAAACTATTAAAGACGTTTGCGAAATCAACCGCAATATTAACAACGCTTTACCTAAGTTGGAAGTGCCAAGAAACTCTATGTGGCTTCCAAAGACGTTCGAGTTCGAAAATATGTTTAGTTACGGTAAAGGCAATTTTGTGGACTTTACTAACATGACGGGAACTTATGGACTGTTTGCTCCTAACGCTAGCGGAAAGTCTACACTACTCGACTCTATTACCTATTGTATCTTCGACAAATGTTCGAAGACAACAAAGTCCGCGCAAGTCATGAACAACAATTCCGACTCTTTTTCGTGCAAATTAGTCTTCGAATTAAATGGATTGGAGTATACTATATCAAGAAAGGGAAGCAAGCAAAAACTTGGTAATGTAAAGGTAAACGTTGACTTCTACTACAAAGACGAAGACGGCAATAAAGTTTCTTTGAATGGTAAAGAGCGCAACGATACGAACAAAAGCATTCAGAATTTACTTGGCAACTACGAAGACTTTATACTTACGACACTATCTACTCAGAACAATAACACTGGATTTATTGATATGAATCAAAAGGAAAGAAAAGATTTGCTTTCGCAATTTTTGGACATCAATGTGTTCGAAGATTTGTATATTTTGGCTAATAACGAGATGCGAGAGGTAAGCGTCTTATTAAAGGAATATCAAAAGGAAGACTATCACCAATTGTTTAAGAAGGCTGAGTTCGACGAAGAGACTTTTGAGATAGCTTTAGACGAGGCGAAAGAAGAGAAGAGAAAAACAGAAGAAAAGAGAGACGAATTAAACGAGTCCATATTAAATTATACAAAGCGATTAATTCCAATAGACAAAGACATCGTAGATATTGATGGATTGGAAGATCAAAAGTCTACTATTGAAGCGGGTATTATAAAGATAATAAAATATGTAGAGACAAATAATAGAATAATAGATCAAGTTGAGAAAGAAATAATAGAGTTAAATACACAAACAGTAAGTAATAAACTAATCAAAGACATTAACTTAGAAGATTATAGTCAGAAGTTAAAAGATTTCGATTTAGATACTAAACAATTAGGCGACAAAAAATTAGAATTACGTCAAGCAAACACTAATCTACAGAATAGTAGAAAGAAAATGGTCAAGTTGGCTGAGCTTAAGTACGATCCTAATTGTAGTTTTTGTATGGACAATGTGTTTGTAAAGGATGCCATAGAAACAAAGAACTCTATAGAAGCAGAAGAGCTAGCTGTGAAAGATTTGGAAAATCAAGCAGAAACTTTAGAAGCCCAAATCAAAACGAACTCTAAAGCTGTAGAAATTAAAGCGGCCAAAGATCAATACAACAAAGATTTACAAGAATTAGAGGCACAAAAGAATAGGTTAAACGCAGACGA